TCTGATTTCTGGATGTTAAGTAAAGGTTTAAATTCTTTGGGTAAGTTAAGTTTTTCTGTTATTACTGTTTCTCTATCTGCTGTTTCTGTCTTAACAATAGATCTTAACTCTAATGAGGCTTCAGGTGATGCTTTAACCTGTTTAAATAATTGATGGATTTTTTTACCACGTCTATCACACACCCAACAATGCCAAGGATTTTCACCCTTTTTATTTTCAGTCATGTTAACCTCTAATTTAGGTTTATGGTGATTACAAAACGGACAATGATAAGCAAAATTCCCTTTCGATGTCTGTTTACCAGTACCTAATACAGAGTTAACTAAGGCAATCAGTGGTTGATTGAGCATAACTGTAATATACTAAGAAACACTTAGATTACCAAGTTAAGCAAAATCTTTAGTAAAGAATTTTCCTAAAATGTTATCATTAAAATAACCTTCAGGATTTTCTAATACACTATATTCAAATAAGTACTTACATTCATAGTAAGTAAGAAGTTTTTTATTAGGAACCAATTGTAGAATTTCACGGGTAAATTCCTCTTGTTTACCTCCTTTTATGAGTTCCATAATTGGTTTAGCAGATCCATAATAAGTTTTCCAGTCCGATTCCTTTACTACCACCTTAGTGGCTGACTTCCTGCCTGGACCTGTTTGTTCTGCTATTTCCTTTTTTGTTAATTTTTTCTTTACATTATGGTAAAGAACTTTTTTTCCAATATAAGCTTTACCTGTTGGTCTATGTTTTACAACATAAATAAAACCAAAGGTATTTTCTGGGAAATCCTCAATTGAGGAATATGTTTTTTTAGTTAATAACCCGCTGTCACTGTCTGTTTGAGAAAACCATTCATTCATAATATTATCTATCTATGTTTATAAGTATTGTAGTGTCTGTTGTAGGTGATGTAGGTAACGGTTGAGATAATTTTCCTACTGCTAATAAGTTTTGATCTTCATCATATAATCCTACTATTGTAACATAAGGATTAAAATAAGATCCAGTTACAAAATTATAAGGTGTTCCATCAGTTGAGCCTGAGATAATAGAAGGGTTTAGACTAAAATTATATTCATTTTCTCTAATAGTACATTTATATTGAGTTTCATAAATTACAAATGATGAAGAAAAAGAACATGTTATGTTAGATGATGTAACAAAGTTTTGAGCTATAATAGGATCAGTTAAACCATATACTGCTGTTCCATAATCAGCAAAACCATATCCATCATTAGCAGGATCAGTATCGCTTGTTATAATAGCTATTCCTTGTTGGTAAAATATATTACCACAGTATTTATTCTGTTGTTGGTAAATTAAATTACCTTCACCATCATCATAAATTGAACCACTATCAGAAGTTAATCTAAAAGTACCAGGCATTATATAATTACCAAATAAACTTACAGGAATAGATATTACCCCAATTTCAGTACTTGAAGAAATAGGAAAATATTTAGCAAAAGTTAATGATGTTGGGAATGAGTTAGCATATCGTCCTACAGATGAAGTAGTACCTACTAAAACATCACCTGTAGAATCTTTACCAGGAATTAAACTTGATGTTGTTGCTGGTAATCCATAATTAGATCCTGAGCTTACTACATTTCCATAATAAAGCTGTTTAATAGAATTATAAACTAACTCTTGAAATTGAGTAGTAATTTGTCCTGTAGTAGGAGCTGTAGATGGATTAAATAAGGATGTTTGAAGGTTTTTACCTAAATATCTATCTATACCAACATTAGAAGCTGTTAAAGCAGCCGCCCCTTCAAAGGTAAATCCTTTATTTACCTCAAAGGGTGTTACTATAATATCAGAAGATAGAAATTGTTTGTAAGCACTCATTCATTTTAGAAATCTAACTTAACTCTAACCAATGCTTCTTTTGTAAAATCTTTAGGTAAAGGTCTTGACAATTTAGCTACAGCCAACAATTCATTATTATCATTATATAATCCTACAGTTGTAATATAAGTTTGAGGACTATTAATAAATTGGGAATATAATACTTCACCTGTTGAACCTGAAATAAAGCTAGGATTTTCTGAATAGTTAAATTCTGAACTTCTTGGTCTTACAAAGATATAATTTGAGGATATAGTTTCTTCTGAGTTTAGCTTAAATGAAGCTGCTCCAGCTCCTGAACCTGAAATTGCTTTAAATAAAGTAATAAAAGGTAATTCATTAATAGATGAAGTAGCAAAACCAGTAGCTGAACCACTATATGTTAAACCAGCACCACCACCAGCTAAAGGAGCAGATAATGCTAAAGGATTTAAAATAATAGTTCCAATATCTGGTAATAACCAACCATATGAACCTGAATTGAGTGAATATCCATCTGCTGTAGTTGCTGATCCTGTAAATCTTACTCCTGCAGATCCTGAAATTAATTGAAATACTCTTCCAGCAGCATTAAATTGAACTGAAGAAACATAAGCACTATTATCTGTTAAAGATATAGTATTTAATCCTCCTGATATTTTTAATGTTAATGATCCTAAAAGAATTTTTTCTTTATATCTAGCTCTTTCTAATGAAATAGCAAAAAATTCAGAAGATGTAATAGCACCAAAAATAAAGTTAGTATTTTCATCCCCAATTGCTAAATCTTGCCACTGTCCATAAATTGTTGATGAAGGAGAAGCTCCATTTACTAATTGATTATAATTTGTACTTCCACTACCTAAATTATTTCCATAAGTAAGAGCAAATTGAGCTGCTGAGCCACTTAAAGTTGATGCTGTATTATATACATCAATATAAAATTTACCTGAAGTGCTAGTAACTTGTGTTGATGAAGTAAAGAAAGTAGTTAAAGTTGGGTTATTAGTAGACCAAACAACACCTGCTACGGAGTCAGAGCTTATTACAAAATCATCTGCTTCTAATCTTTTAAATGACATAGTCTATATATTAAGATACTTTTTGTACTGTTACAGGAATTGTTAAACGAGCGCCACTGTCTCTACCTTCTACAGTTAATGTAGCATATAAAGCTGTGTTTGAACCAAACAAGGTGTTTATTGTAGTTGCTCTTAAATTAATTGTAGTTCCTACTACTGTTTTAGAAACATTAGTTCCTACTGTAGTTTGAATATTTAACGCTTGAGCTTGTGGAGTATTAATTCCTACACCTTCAAAAGTATTAAATAATCTAACATCAGAAATAGTAGCTGTATATCCACTTGATTCAAAAGTATTACCACCTAAGTAATTTAATGTTTGAGGAGTAATTGCTAATGAAGCACCTTGTTTAATAACAATAGCACTATAACCTAAATCTAAAATAGGCAACTTAGCAGTACCACGAGGTAAAGTAGTTAACTTATATTTCATTACCTGAGTTTCCTGAGGGAATGCTTCAAGTAAAGGCATATTTACAATAGCTTCACCATAGTAAGCGGAACCAGAGGGGTGTGTTGGATTATAAAGTGTATAATCAATTTCATCATCAGCTAAGGAAAATTGAGTAATTCTAAAAGAACCATCATTTCTAGCTAATAATTCTCTTCCTTTTGTTGTTAAAATTGCGTCTACGGTTACTACTGAATTATTTAAGTATCCCATTGTTTATTTCTATTTGTTATAAATATATTTAAATTTAGTTTTTACGATATAATTCCTGCTTTTTTAGCTAAATCATATGGATCATAATTAGGATTAAAATTCTCAGGTACTAAAAATCCTGGATCTTTATATGAAGGTAAAGTGGATGCTACTATATTTGTTTCATTAGGTATTCTTCTAAATATTCTATAGTTTTGATTTAAATATCTTGTAGGTCCAGTATAAATACCTCCTAAAATACTATTAGCTATAGAAGCACTTACTGAAGGAATGGAATTTATGTTTTCACTAGAATCAATAGTTCCAAATTGAACTCTTTGAAGACTGTTGTATGAAACATCTAATGAACCAGACATTGAACCGCTTCTTCTAGCATCACCAAACCTAATTATATCTCCGGTTATTAAAGGAAATAAAGTATCAGTATAATCAACATATAAAGCAGCATTACTATTTGGAATAGTATTTCCTATTAATTCTTCTTTTTCAGTGTCATAAATATAAAAATTAAACCCGGGTCTTAATTTATAATTACCAAAACTACCTGTAGGAGAAGAAGTTAAAGCATCTAAAAAGGCATCAGATTGTCCTAATACTGGATCTGTATCAGTATCAGTTAAATCACTTAATATACCAGGTCCTACTGTTCCGCTTCCTGTTGAGAAGAAAGTTCTATAAAAACTAGTTACTAAAACTACTGAAGGATCATATTTGTCAAACACATCAAAACTACCACTAGCTTTACCAGATGTTGAACCTGAAAGCATACAAATTGTTTGGTAATTAGCTCCTCCTTCAATTATAGATACAGATGTATTTTTTTCACCCGCTGCGTAAACAGCAGGTATAATTGATGCAGAAATGTTACTTGGAAAAATATTAGAAACTAAATGTATAGAATTATTTAATTCGTTTAAAGAAATAATTTGAGCTTCAGTATTAACTAAATAAACACCATGAATATTACCACCATTAGGTACTTCAGGATAGGCTGATTCAATATAATCAAAATATAAAAACCAGTTACTATAATTTGAAACGTTTGGTACTTGTGATTCAGTAGAAGGAGTAGAGACTGGATATTGGTTATTTAAAAATATTGAGGATGGTTGTATGTAAATAGGTTTATTAAAATTAGGAGAGGTTGTTTTACTACCTTCATATCTTAAAGTAACATTTCTATAAGCTGTATAGTTTGAATCATGAATTTAAAATTTAGTTGCTGATCCATCATATAAAGAAGATGAATTAA